ACAGTGGGCACAGTGGGCACAGTGGGCACAGTGGGCACAGTGGGCACAGTGGGCACAGTGGGCACAGTGGGCACAGTGGGCACAGTGGGCACAGTGGGCACAGTGGGCACAGTGGGCATAGCAGGCAAATCGGGCATTGGAGGCAAGGTGGTTGCGGCTTTCAGCTTATTCTGCGCGCCCGTAGCTGATGCCACTGCGTCTAGTGGGTTCGCTTGAATATCTTGAAGTTTGTTGAGAGCTTTATTCGCGCCAGTTTTCTCCATTGCTGTATGAACAAGGTTTTGCTTGATCGCATCTACTGTAATAGGCGGTGGAGGTGCTCCTTTATCTTCGCCGACCTCGGGTAGATAATAATCCAACCACGTCTGAAGTGTAGGAATCGGTTGAAATGTATTTATAATACGCGCGCGATTTACAAGGTAACGTGAGTACTGCTTTTCTATTCCATTCGCTGCCATATTGAGTGTGGCACCGACATCAAACGGAATTGCTACAAGCATGAGTTTGAAGGCATCACCTGTTCGCTTTCGTGATATACTCACAATAGCTCCAACGAATGCCATATATGCGGTTATAATATCACCTATGAGCGACCCCGTTTCAGCAGCAGGACCTACACCCAATCCTAGTGTTAAAATACCTCCTACGAATCCTGCGCCATAATGAAGCATTGCTTCAATAGCTTCACCTAACGCAGGAATATTTGTTGTAAATGTATCGAGCGCTATACTTATATAAGGTCCAAATATGTCCATATGTTCCAAATTATACATAAGATAGAAATACCACCATACACCGTCCCACTTCTCAGAAAAATGTAGATAGAAGGGCGACTTTTCATACGATTTGTAGAGTGAATGAAAAACTTTTTCCCAAAATTCAACTTGGTGGGGTGGCTCCTGATATCCAGGACGCTGTGTCGCACCGAACATATCGTCTTTGGGGTCATAGCCAGGCTTTGTCGGATCGCGCAATGTAACAGGAGGCGGCGTTGCTTGACCTCCTCCGTATTGGGAGTTCGGGATATTCGGCACTGTATTATGACGGGATTTAACCAGGTTTATAATACCACTCATATCCTCTGGTGAAAAAAGAGGTTTACCGTGCTCTGTAGTATTTCGCGCAAGTGTTGCGGGAGATACATTCCTATTTTTATCTAAAAATTGGTATAGAGTGGACAGTTTACTGAGTTCATAACTGATATTAGGAAAGCGGGAACCGGTTGCCTCATCTGCTAGCATATATGCGCGTGGATCTGGTGGTATATTATTAATTTCTAAGGTATTCGGCATACCCTCCCTACTTATACAGGTTTTTTTGGTTTTTGTTTTGGTTGGTTACTCATAGTCGCGGATGGCGAGACCGACAGGGAAGCGCGGGATGCCGTCCTCCGTCAGCTCCTGGAAGCGCACCGTCAACTTCTTGCCGACCGCCTTGGATGCCGTCTTGAATGCCTCGGCGCGCTGCTCGTGCGTGCCCCTAGGGCGGACGCTGAACGGCTTCTTGTCCTTGGTCTCGCAGACCCAGATGACACAGCCCTTTTCAATGCCGTCGCCCTCCTTGAAGCCGACAATCTTGTACTCGTCGTCCTTGAACTCCTTATACTTCTGGAGGTCGGCGGAACGGTGCCCCACCTTGTAGAGCCCTGCCTTGTTGCGTAGGATGAGCCCCTCGTAGCCGTCGGCGACGTACTCTGCGTGGAGTTTTTTGACGTCGTCCAGATTGTTGGCAACGTCGGTCGGCAGGAGCTTGAGCGCCTTGAACTTGTGCGTCTTGAAGAGGTCCGTGAGCCAGGCATTCCTTTGCTCGTTTGTGCCGTCCATGACCGTGTCGTAGACGCAGAGGTAGATCTGCGTCATCTTTGGCGCATCTGCCGGCTTGAGCGTCTCCTTCTTGACCAGCCCTACAATCTCCTGGAAGTTGAGTGTGTCGCTGTAGAGCTCGCCGTCCAGAATCGTGCCCTTCGGCAGACTGTTGATCTCAGTGCGGATATGGTCCATGTGCGGGAATGCCTTGCCCGTACGGCTGTAGAGTCCCTTGCCTGAGATGGCGAGGCAGCGCACGCCGTCCAACTTGCGCTGGGCGTAGCACGGAAACTTGATGTCCTTGCCGCGCTTGTTGTAGTCGTGAGCGAGCATCGGGTGCGGGACACCGCCGGCATCTGCTGCCGCCTTAGCGTTCTTCTCGGCGCTCGGCTTGGCAGACTTGACGCTCTCCTTGTCGGAGTCGCCCGCCTTTTCCTCCTCAGGCTTCTTCTCAGTCATACCACCCGCCTCGGTCTTCTTCTTCCAGGCACTCTGCGCCTCATTGATCGCCTGTTGTAAAGGTGTGGTCTCATTCTTCTTACCCTCGTTCACACCCTTTGTGACAAGGCGAGTGTTCTCCTGGAGCTTGCCACCGAGATAGCCGTGGGTCGTCGTAATCGCACCGACGCCTCCCTTGGGATGCGAAGCATCCTTTTGGTCCTCAACTTTGATGGACCACATCTTGATTTTACCCGTGGACGCCTTGCCGTACAGGGTGGGAAAGGAGGGAATAGCAGACATTGTTTGCTTTGGATAGAGGAAAGTGTAAGGATGTTATGTACGCACTCGATGAGTACAAAGCGTCCTGTGGTGGTTTCAATTTTTTTCAAGCGAGACACTTATAATGCGCCAACCGCAGGTTGAGCGCATTATAAGTAGGTGAGCGAGTTCAAGCGAGTTGCCGAGCGAGACCTAGCGGCGGCGGCGAGTACGGCGGCGCTTACCACCCAAATACGTCGGACCCGCCTCTTTGAGTATCTCTTTTGCCGTTTTTCCATCTGTTAAAAAACGGGATGAATACGGATCTTGCTGAACGTTGACAATCGCATTATTTGGAATATTAATTGTACGCCTGGATTTACGAGTCGGGTTCCGTCGCGCCATCTATAGTACAACTGTATTTTTCGGTTTCCTTCGCATCTGCATCTCTTTATTTGGAATAATCCGCCGACCTGTCTCCTTCCCCCACTTCTCAATCGCAGTCGTATACTCTTCCGTAGAATAACGACCACCAGGGCGCTGTGTAGCAGTCAGCTTTGCGGGAGTAATATTGAGGGACTTTGCGAGTTCTGCGATTTTATCGTGATCATCAGGAATCTCAATTTCATTCATACTGTGAAGTTCGTAGTTCGTAGAAAGACCGCGGACTGTCTTGAATGTAAGTGGGGTGGCAGAGGTAATACGATAGCGATTACGAACATGAAGAGGAATAAGTTGTTCCATAGTGGTCGGGCGCTCCCAGTGGGACCAATTTTCCTTACATAGATGAGTCATATGACCCGTTTGAATGCATCGACGGCACGTAAACTGTTCTTTTATAGGGCAATCATCAATGGAATGTTGGAGTTTAAGCCCCTTATAGCCAACAGCTTCACAGTTTGGACAAGGCATACTAGTGGGGTTCAGGTGGAAATCAAAAAAGCCCGTAGGGTGGATTCAATTTTTTTCAAGCGAGCCGCACCCTATACAATCCGCGCCGGTGGAAAACACGGCTCCAACTCCCTATACGCATTCGGATTCAAAATGATTTCAGGCTCCGCCTTCTTCTCAATCACAGCAAAGATACGCTCTCGCAACTGCTGACTCACTTCCGTCACCTTACGACCTGACGCCTTTGCCTGCTGTAAGATAGCATCTGCCCACGCACCGCTAAGCTCTGCTACACTCTTACCAGTCATACTAGATATCTTCGTCAGTTCTGTATGAAACTTCTTCTGTACTGCTTTGGCTCGCATACGTTGTGCATGGTCCATTTCCAACTCATGCACATCAACTTCATCTACCATTACCCACCCACAATGTGGCTCAGGTGATGGTACAATCACAAAATCCGTCTCAAAATCTACGTCCGTATAGTTCATCTTATGATGGTAACAGAATAGATGGGTGTTTTCAATTTTTTCAAGACAATCCAAACATCCAAGAGCAACAATAGCACGGCTGTGATTCTACCTTCTTTACTTCCTTTTTCGGCTTTCCTGTGCGCATCGGATTTTCATCGTGAAGTGTACAATAGATTTTACCAAATGCTACACGATTCTTACAATCTGCGTGGGAACATATGGGCGTTTTTGTAAGAGTTACAACACGTGATGATGAGACTGAAGTAGTATTACCCATTCTACTTATCGGTGACGAAAAATTGAATAATTCTTCCTCACTTATTTGGTATGTAATGCTTTCCCCTGATTTCTATACGCTCAATCGGCATACAGAGTTTCCCTTTCCCCATAGCAACTGTGACCATATTACAGACCAGGAGTTATTTTCGCTACTCTTTGGAAATTATCATCTGCCTGAATTTCTAACAAAATACTATGTGGGTCGGTTGGGTGGCGATGCGGCGGGGTCTGTTGCGGATATAGTGGCTTTACTACGTACTGATGCCGACTTTGTTCTGGCGGCAACGTGCTATTTGCGGCTCAAGTTTGTGCTGGAAGCGCTTCACGTACCATCCCTTATGAAACGGCTGCGTGATGTGCCGTTGCGTATTGCTGCCGACCGTGGCGATTGGTTTAAAGTGGGGGTTGCCGATGAGCGGGTGTGGCGTATTGACTGCCTGGCAACGTGGCTCTTCAACTATATGATCCTGGTGGTGGAGTTGCGGTGTGCTGGGCGGACGCCTGACCGGATTGAAGAGTCGATGCGTTTTGGGCTAAGGGAGATGAATGCGGCGATTCAGAGAGTTCGTGCCGAGCCGTGCGATGGACGGTATATGTGGCAGCATACGGCGCCTTACATACTGGTAATATACCCGTTCCTGTGCCTTGTAAAGGGTTTATGGAATGCTGTTGCGCCGATGGTTACGACGGACTTTGCGAGTCTTGGCGGGACCCACTGTAGCACTGTTACAGGTTGGGGTTTGAACTCGCCCGATAAGCGCACAGCCGATGCGTTTACCTGAATGCCCCGTTGTATGACTATCCTCGAACGGTCCCCTTCCCAGATCGTCCTCGTCCTCGTGAACAATGACCGAACGTCCCCATAGATCGTCTAGATTAACACCCTTCAGGAAATAAGTGACCTTGTCGTTTGGTCCCGTTAGATTACCTAAATCGCCTGTGTGACGCGGTTGTTGATTTTTTGACGTTGGCGGACCGCCGTGCTGGGTTTGTGGTCCCATATGAAAATGATCGCACGCTCCCTTACAGCCTTCACCCCGCAAGTCGCCTGCCTTATGAATATGAAAACCGTGCTTGCCTTTCGGGAGCTCAGTAAAGATCGCGTATACCTTTGTACCTGTAGACGTTTGTGAAAAATTGACTTCGCCTGTGATACCATTGGTGCCTGTAAACAACGCGACCGCCATCTGTTCTACTATGTCTGACAGTATTCTTATCAACATGCTCTTAAACGAGGATAATGCGCTCGAGAATACTTGGGTCATTTATATTGTCTTTACGCTACTCACCGGAGTGTATTGTGTATGGTATAACTTGTTCAAATCTATGGTATATGCGGGAATTACTCTTGAACTTGTGCTACGCATTCTTAAATTCTTTGTAGAATCGGCGCTCACCTGGGCGTTTCGACGACGACACCCCACTATGACAGCAGTATAGATAGAAAATTTGATACCGGCGAGTATATTTTTAGAGAATGTAAAATGGATTTCATGTTCTATGCGCTTAATGTAGGATTTCTTCTGGGAGCGGCGTATTACGCTTATATTATTCACGAGGAGATTGAGGCATTGAGACTTCGCATTGTACAGTTATCCTCGGCGTGCCAGCTCGCCGAAATACAAACGGGTCGCCAGTACTTTACCTCCCTCGGCAATAAACTCGCATCATGTGAGGTCGCAACCCGTGTCTATGAGGTCGCCAAAGAGCGCCTTCAGATGCTAGAAGATACACAAAATTAATATATCTAATTAGGAGGTATGGCTGGATTTCATTTAATTCCGCTCGGATTCGCAACAATTATGGCAATCATAGACTCAATCGGACTCGGTTTGCTTAAACAAATATCTACAAAGGCGGTAAGTTTTTCATTTATGCCTATCGCAGCACTGATTTACGCCATACAACCCTTTATTTTCTTACAGTCATTAAAGTTTGAATCAATGACGGTAATGAATATCTTATGGGACCTTACAAGTGACATTATAGTAACCTTTGTAGGAATATTTATCTTAGGTGAAGAGATCGGCTTTCGCAAGGCAGTCGGTATAGTCTTCAGTTTTATCGCTATTTATCTCTTCACCTTTGAGGATGGTCATAGTCCTTTAGAAAAGTATATAGCAAATGCGTGTAATTTTAAGACCTGAGTACCTCTACTAATTGTTTGACCTCATCTGCCCATTTGTATCCAAGAACCGTCTCACGTGCCGCTTTACCGTGGGCTTCCCTCAGATCCGTATCTAAAATATACTCTTCAGCTGCAAGGGCAAGGTCCGTTGCATCAACGATCTCACTCTTTCCACCAATGCCGCTCATAGCAAGCGGTAAATATAGCTCATATTTCGGCGTAACGCACATCGAATTATGATTTGGAATACAGAAATCGCGGAAGCCCCCAATATACGGCACAACCTGTGGAATACCCACACCCATCGCCTCAAATTGACAGAGACCAAAGCCCTCTCCATCGGCGGCTGTAATTCCAACATCACTCATTGAGTAGAGTTCATTAATTATACTATCATCCCACGCCATAGAATGCTCTGTAACCATTAATTTATGAACGTGAAACTGTGGTGGTAATCCTAGACGAATGAGCTCCCGCATATAAATTTCCTTAATAGGATATCCACCCAGGTGTCCAATATCACAGACCGCAAGAAGACCCAGTGGTTTCGTGGGGTACTTTGCGACGAGTTGCGCAAATGCCTCTACAACAATATCGTGGCGCTTTCGCGGTGTGTTACGATTAAGGTTCAAAAACAGAAATACATGCTGGGGAATATTATGCTTTTTACGCATTGCGTCGCGATTAAGCGGTTTAAATTCATTCGGCTCAAATCCGTGTCTCAGAACGTAGATTGGCTTCGTAATACCCTGCTGCTGGAGAATTTCACGCCAATAGTTTGTAAACGCAAAATAGATATCAGCATCCTTATTGATACGGTCCAGAAATTCTGGGCGTTGTATCTTATACACTTGGTCAAGGTAGATAATTGTCTTATAAGTACGTTCCTCAGGCTGAAGCTGCTCTTGTAGTTTATCTAGAAAACGGCAAATAATACTGGCATCGTTATAAATCATTATAAAGTCTGGTTTTACCTGGCGTACATAATCTGGTAACTGACTGAATCCGAATCCCTGCTCACCGTGGTCCTTTTCATTCGCGTAAGGATCGTAAACATTGACATTTGGTGGATAGGTGCGATTCGGCTGCTGATTCTTCACAAAGTTCTGAAATGCGAAATGGTATACGCTTATCCAAGGATATTTTACAAGTTCATGAACCATATTATGAGTCACTTTACTATAGCCGGTCGTCTGATTTGTATGCGTCGCAACAAGCATAAATTTGACTTTTCGTTGTACCGGTATTTGTTGGGGAATATTTGCCAAAAGGGCATTTAAATTGGTAAAATTTGACATGTAGGGTCTTATATTAGTTCATATAAAAGTCTTTATATGTCATCCGCCGTCCCGCCCGCAGAACGAAAAGCAAAAATTCCGCGCGCGTTGCGCGAACAGGTGTGGCTCGCATCTGTAGGTCCCAAATATGAGGCAAAATGTACCATATCTTGGTGTAAAAATCAGATGAGCGTCTTTGAGTTTCACGTCGGTCATAATAAACCAGAAGCGAAAGGTGGGAAAACAGATATTACAAATTTGCGCGCTATCTGCGCGCGCTGTAATCTTTCTATGGGAAGCCAATATACAATCGATGAATGGGAGAAATTATCTGCTAAAAAGGGCTGTGGTTGTTGGGGTTGATGCCCATGTTAATTGAATAGAGGCTTAAGGCGATCCTTAACATCCGCCTTTTTTCCTTGCCACCACATATTGAGAACGCGTCTATGTTCATCCATCACCGAGGGATTTTGTGCGAGCATCGGTAGAAGCTCTGCCGCCTTCTCCCACGATGGGAATGATAGAATGGGGTGATTTCCTAGAACCTCCGCATACTGGTCAACACCCTCAGGTACATAAATAGGAATGGCACCCTGTTCAATCGCCTCATAGAGACGGTACGATTCGAGAGCAGATGATCCAGAGAAGCAAGGTACAAACTTCGTCTGCTGATTGAGCTGATTATATTCATTCGTATTCAGCTTTGGCGGGTCAGACCACGACGGCTTATCCGCGCGCTTGAAATTGCCTGTACGCTCAAGAGTCTGAAGCGCCTGGCTGCGTCCTGGGCGATCCGTAGAACCCGCGAATGACCACAGGTAGGGACGCTCAGAAAATGTCGGCGTTAGGGTCTCGCGTCCCTTACGACCATTTGCGTATCCTAGTGGAATGAGTGTCACCTTGTCCATCGGTAGATTGGGGCGAGCATAGTTACGAATGACACGCTTGACCGCCGGCGAGTTGTAAAAATCTACAGGATCCCTTCCAAACTCGTCGCTGATATGGAGAATCGTCATTTGCTTGCCTAGCTTCTCTAGACCACTCGCAAAGCCGTTGTAGATATAACCCAGGGCGCTCTCACCTGGAATTGTTTGGAATAAGAGGATAGGATTCTGTGCCTTCGTAAGCTCATCAAACGACTCGAGTGGAACCCACTGAATTGGCTTGGGAAACAGTGAGTTTAGCCAATCGTTCTCTAGGAATTCTGGCTTAATTGTCTTCAGATAGAAAATAGGAATTGTATTTGTCGATACGGATGAGGTGGGAGCAATCTTTGCTAGAATATTACCCCATACAGCACTATTGGATAGGTCAAAACTACGCTTCAGATTTTCGTAGACATCCGTCTTATAACGCATAAACATATCATTCTCAGATACAATGAGCTGCTCAAGCATCGCAAGATAAGACTTCGTAGACTCAAAGTTTGTCGTTGCCCAGATAGAGACCATCGCATCTAGCGCCGGCTTGAAGTCCGCCTCATTCTTCATAACCGTTGCCTGTAGGAGTCGATTCCATACAGTAGCGAAATCGGCAGGAGGGGCGGCAGGGGCGGCAGGGGCAGCAGCAGGAGCTGAGACAGGAGCTGACGTTCCAGCCGACGTGCCAGGCATCGTATCACCTACAACCATAAACTTCTGCTTCTGGAGGTCCTTGCTGAGTACAGCAAACGTCTCCTCCTTGGTAAAGCACTCCGTATTATTCCATAGATCGCTATCAAAGTTATCCACACGGTTAAAATTATTGAAATCTGAACGCTGGTATACAGGATCGTTCTCCTGGAAACACGTTGCGAGTAGAGGTAGAGTAAAGTAGATATTCAGCAGATTATCTCCGTGATTCACAATCATATGATCACCGCTTGTAAACACACCCTTCTCCTTGACAAGCCCAATTAGTTTACGAGCGCCCTGCTGCGTAAGAATGTAGGCGTAGTTACAGAAATGGAAATAACGACGAGGAGTTGATGAATAGAGGGTGTTTGGTGCTACTCTACCAAAGTACTCATTTACCTGCTCTGCTACAGTCGCGAACGCTTCCTTATTCGGCGGAAGAACACCGCCCAAATAAATGACATCTGCGTCCTTAGGCATATGCTTTGCCGCCGTCATCCAGCGTAGAATCCAGCGGTCAAACAGAACAACATCATCTTCCATAATGAGATACGTCTTCGCAAGCTTATCATTTGCGAGCTTCTCCCATAGACCCAAATGGGATAGAGCGCAACCCATAACCGACTTCTTCCAGTTGAAATCGTTATTACGGAAACAGTTTACGAGATCCGGTGTTAGAGTCATCGTACGACCATCAATCGCCTTCCATAGATATACACGGTCCTTAATATTCTTATGGGCATCCTTGAACTTCTGTAGACGATCCTTACGACGATCTAGATTGATGACATACGCCTCATCAATGCTATCCGTAAAAGGCACAATCTCCTTGAAATTGCCACGGTGTACATAGAGAGGAGTGCCCCACTGCTGCGCTGTGCGCATAGAACGGTCGCAATAGAATTCCTTGAGCGGTAGGCGAGGGGCACCAGCACGCTGTGTAAGAATACTGAGAATCGACTGGTCGTGGCGATGACCCAGACATACCTGAGAGTAGGGATTCCACTTCTCGCCAACAATCACATCGCGATTGTTTTCCGCAATTCCAATCGCCTGTTTATGAACCGAATCCATATACTTTCCGCCGACCTTGTATCCAATACAGCCCGCCCAAATTTGGTTCGTCTTAAGTTCATCTGGCGTGACCTGGAGTTCCTTACAAAAGGTTGGATGGCACCAGCGCTCATTCGTCTGTTCGTGATCGTCCAAGATAAAAATGTCCTTGTCTTGAATGGCGGACCAAATCGCTGTAATAGGGGACGCAATCGAGATGCCTGAATCCATATAGAGTACAAGGGTTCCAGGCTCGCTCTTATTGGCGACTTCCGTATGTAGCCAGAGCTTCCAGGCGAAATGCTGAGGCTCCCAAAAGTCACGCCAGGGACCGTGCTGCTCTGGAAAGCGGCGAACTTCAGTTGCTCCATACTGTCGAAGAAGAGCGCAATGCTCATCGGTTACATCCTTCCATACATAGACAATCCTCGGAACGTTTGGCTCATATGACTTCATAGAGACAATAACATTGACCGCTGACTCTATATAGCGCTGATTCGCCGCAGTTACAAATACACGAGGCGCCGATGGAACGACGGGCGCAGATGTGGCGGGGGCGATGGCAGAGGGCGCCGAGGGTACCGAGGGTGCCGAAGGCAGCACTGCCTGGGGAGGATATAGCTGCGAATAATTCATTGTTTCATACATTGTACCGAAAGTCTCCGCTTTAACCCAAGAATCAACCTTCACATCGGCGTCCAAAATGAGCTTAAATATGCTCTTTCCCACCTGCTCCATTATATTCTCACACTGTACGCGCTTTGTCGGTGTAATTGCTGGCACCGACGCCATTTTACGCCAAAGCGCCGGATCATCCATAACCTTTTTCACTGCCTGAATCAGTTCCTCAGGTTTACTCACCTGATTTGCGTTAATGAATCCAGTGGAATCGAAATCGCGGTCAACAAAAGGATCTCCCCAATAAATCGGCACAGCACCAGCCACCTTGGCGTGAAAGATCTTCTCCGTCGTATAACCAGGACCCGCCGAATTCTCATATGTAATCACAAACTTATAGTTCTTGTAATACTCAACCTTTGCGAGCTCACCGCCGCCACCGCCCAGACCCGCCGGAATGGGACCCTCAGGACGATTACACATCAGTCTACCCGCAGAATCGACCGGCTTCCAATTATTGAGAATCTGGAACGCCACATTACGATTATTATTGTTCGGATTCGTGGCAACAAAGGCGCAGAACTTACTCTTATTGTCAATAACTGACTGATCCACTGTCGTGGCGGCTTGAATCGATACAGGACGCGGGTTGACAATCTTATTTGGGTCACCGCCAAACCAATTCACCTCAATCATCCATAAAGGCAGGCGAATGTAATTGGACGCCGTGCTATACTGGAAACCAAGACTCAACACAATATCTTTGTCGTTCGGTGGCGGCGTATTCTCGCCTGTAAACCATAGTTTGCTGACACCAGGATACGCCTTCTCCTGTCCTTGGCTGAGCGGTCCATAGACCACTAGATTTGGAGTCTTGCTGTCTAGGATAACTGGGATATTGTTTGTTGCGCCGATCCAAGAGAGTAGATACATAAAGAAGTTGTACTTCGGCACAAACTCGCTCCATAACTCGCAAAAATGTACGCGTAGTTCCTTCGCCTGGCTATGGGAGATTATAGATTTAGGAATAGACTTGGATGTAATAGCACGCTTTAAGAATTCATTATATGTTGTTGAGAGCGCAACCGGCGAAAATCGCTTAACAAGTTTCACTTTCATCGCACCGTGAACACTTGTGTTAAAAAGGAGTTTATCATTTTCGTAATCCTTCTTGAGTCGTGTCCACGCTGCCGTTGCGTCTATAATTTGATTGAGTTTATAACTATAAGGTGTACCCATCTCCGCCAAAAGCTCGCAGTTGTGGATAAGAGGAATACCCAAATACAACGCATCGAGCATAAACATCTTGAGTGGGCGGAACCGCTGATGCGCAATAATAAACGACTTCTCCATACGTAGATCTGGTAGTCTAACGCGAGGCACAATCGCACCGCTGATATCAGGTAGCAGTAGATTCTTCACAACATTGGTCTTAAAAAACTCGTTGGTGGCAACGTGTTCACCATTATGAACATTGAAACGCACAGGGTCACCCTTGACGCGAATCTGCGTTAGAATATTCAGTGGAACATTACAATGGCTCGTATTACTGAAATTGCTTTCAACAATACGTGCGCACCAAGAGGCTGACGGATGTGCGTCCTTGGGCACTAATCCTTCAACACGTTTTGCCGACTCTTTCCACTCTGGTATATTACTCTCCGTACAAAAGATGTTGAGACCTTCAGGATTCCATAGAAAAGGTACTTGGAACACCTGAACTCCTGACAAAAACTCGAGGTATCTGACGTCCTGTGCCGAATAGAAATCGTAGGTGGCTATCGCGGTTATGTGCTTGAACGACCGCTGATTGTTATTCCAGGGGTATACGGACGATTCAATGTCGTGAAAAATGGGGGGCTGGTGGACCCAGAGAATACGGTGATCGGCGACTTTGGGGCGATCCTCTGTCGGAAACGACCACACCACCTCAAATACGGCGTCATAGTGGTCGGTCGATTTTGGGTCCCAGGGCGCACGCGGGGGAAGAGAGGCTTTGAGCCCTTGGACGTCCATAAACCAGTCCTGCTCGCCGGCAGGGTAAAGGAGTGTTACATTGTTCCCTGCGGTCTGGAGCGCCTTTGCCAACGAGCACGCTACCTGGGGGATGCCCCCGCTGAAATAGCTGTTAAGAAATCTTACAGTGATGCCAACCTTCATTGTGGTCTATAAGATGTCTTATCGTTCGTTTTTAGACCGGCTTCGTTGCCGCGGGCGTTAAAAAACTAAAGGGAATATGATGAGTATGAAATTAAGCCGTCAGGTAGTGGGGCTTGACGAAACGCTGAAGGTTGAGCATCTTTAGCTCGTCGTCTGGCGTTAGTGCAAGCAGTGTGCGGAGTGCTTTATCCGCCCTGATGATCTGCTTGTCAAACAGATTATTTTTCTCTGCATACTCACAGATTGCCGAGGTTACCTCACAAGGTGAAAGCATTGTTCCATTCCGAATGCCGAGGAAAGAACATAGCTGAGGGGACAGACGCTCTGGCGTTGTGAATTTTTCAGGGAGACTATACCAATCGGGTGAGTCATCAGCACGAAAGAAGCCCGCCGCCTTATCAGCAGCCTCCTTACGATCCAGAGCGACGGCAAGTGCCTTAGAAAGTGTGGGGATATCAGCCTGGTCAACAGTTACAGAGGATGACATCTTCAAATCTAAGATGTGGGAAGTGACAACCAACCACCGCCGGTGGGACCCGTCAAATTTTACCACCCAGAGCCAGAAAAAAACACATTTGTCACTCTAATAGGAAATCCAATTAGAGTGACAAAAAAATTACTAGATTTATGGTTTTCCTACGACGGGGGTCAGAGGGGACTCTTGGGTCGCCGGCGCCCGCACAAATAGGAGCTCCTTCCATCCTTCAATATTACTGGGGTTGTTGATGGAGAAATTCCACGTCAGCTGCTTGACCTGTGCTGCGTAGGCAACCTTATTGCTATCGTGATACTTGACAATACGCTCAATCTGGTCCGCACCGCCATCAAAGTCATTTGTATCGTAATAATATCCATAGTCCTTAAAACGCTTGATATTATGTACAACAGGAAAGCCCATTGTGATAAACTCTAAGAAGCTGTAATTATACTCGTTATTTACCTGATGCATAATAATAATTGCCGACGGAAATGCTTTTACCAAGTTGACAATATGAGCCCGCGGGGTGAGTTGGAGTTTACCATTTGTGTGAATAGTAAGGTTTGGTAAGATCGACGCCTGATAGTATGCGTTATGCTTGAGACGCTCGCCATTAATTGCGATAATCTGATCCACGCGCCGAGGATGCCGACGATAATATGCCTCCATAATCATAATAGGAATGACCGAATTCTTCTGGAAACTGATATTTGGCTCCATAATTACAAATGTACGCTCTGACTCAAGCGAAAGCCCCTTATCATTATACACCTGTCCTACATCCTCAATAAACATAGGGTCCCACACGTATGGGGCAATCCGTGTCTTCCCACAAAGGGCATTGATAGAGCCGGCGTATTCGGCGTGAAAATCATAGTGCGGGCTCACCCAAATCTCGTCCAGCTCACCAGCGACGTGATGACTGAAATTGACGCCCTTCATAAATGTAATCGTCTCAATATCAATGTTCAAGATATTGCCAAGGTAGAGCTTTGACACCTTGGCACCCATAGATCGGAAAAAACGTCGGATGCCTGGGTCGCACGACATACCCATTTCGAGGTACGATACAACGGGGAAAGGGTTTGCTGCGTACTCCCTAAAGTCCATCATACGGAACTTATCATGAACGGTCGCATCCTTGTGGTTCTGGTTATTATCAACAAGTAACCATGGCTTGAGCCCCATCACCTCCAGCATACGATAGATAATATAGACATTTTGAAATAGACCATTCGCCCAAATATGTTCATCTGGAATGCGAATCGTCGTTAGAATAACATTGGGCTTGTCGTCCGTCGCCTTAAGCTCACTCAGCTTCGGCGGGGTCACAGGCTGGATGGAGAGCCCATAGCCGGTGCTGATGTTCGGAAAACTCATCGTTAGTCGTTTAGGGGTTTATTATTTTAAACCGAAACCGCATCTATGCGGAAGGATATACCGAACCTGTTGCTTTAAAGCGGTTTAGAGCATTACGTACCTGCTTCTGAACGTGCGATGGCATGTGCGGGTCCGCCAAATAGGTAATACGAATATTACGATTTGTACGCGCAATTTGCTGCGGTGTCGTTTTACCGGTCATCCAGTTGCGAACAATCTGGCTACCATTATTGAGCTTCGGCAGAAGGCGACGAGTGGCATTCTGACGAGCTAGATTGGGGCGAGACCCGTTATTTGTACGACGAGCTTTACGGGTCTTTGTGTTTGCCATTCTAATTTAGATTACGGAAAAATACGCGGTCCAGATGCTTTAATAAGCATCGCCTTTGTTAGCTTTTTTGGCGCTTTCGCATATTTTAGTGTTTTAGACTGTTTGATAGAATGCGGGTGTTTATATGTCTTCTGAGTCTTGAATGTGTTTTTGTACATAGTTTGTAATTCCTTCGTGGGCAACTTTCCAAACACCCACGCATTTTTACAAACCTTCTCTTTATAGCCTGCTTTTAGACACTTTCTAGTAAATTGTCTAATAGAAGATTTCTTCATCTCTAGTTTATACTGTTATTTACTGGCAACGTCCCGCCTCGGCAATCTCTGCGCCATTACACATACACGTCTGCGTCTTACAGATATCCCCGTTCTTGATCGCTGGCGGAAAAACATACTCATTCTGGAAGCCCTCGTATTTTTTAACGATAGTCTCAACCGCCTTATGGGTCACGGCATAAATAACCGCAAACAGAAGACCGTGCGTCAGCGCAACTACCAGGGGCTTTCCCTTCGGCGGTAATGTAACGAGTATGCCGGGTGTGAGCACAACAAACAGCAGCGCTGTAAAGGCAGTCATCAAGGAGTGAAACATCTCTATTGATGTGCGGGTTTAAAATTCAGTGAGTATAAATTAAGGAGATTCACAATGACATCTCGCTCCGGTGGTTTAATGGAACTTGTGGCAAGGGGTAAAAAGGACATCTTTTTCACCGCAAATCCCACAGTGTCCTTCTTTCACAGCGTCTATATGCGCTCCGTACCTTTCACCAAGGAAATCTATATAACGCAGCCGCGCAATCAGCCTGATTGGGGGCGCTGGGTGGATTTTGATATTGACCATCGCGGTGATATGGCAAAATACTTTTTTCTCCATATCCAATTACCTACGTGGTTGCCGCCAGCGGCAGTGGCAGCGAATCCTAAAGGCATTGTAACCGATGCTAGTGGGGTCACCTTTGGATACACAAATAACACTGGATTCCAGATTTTAGATAAGATTCAGATCTTTCAAGACCAGGTCCTTATTCACGAAACATACGGTGAATATCTCTCGTGGCGACAAAAACAAACTGCCGAAACGGGTCCTGTATTCCTAATGAACGACGAGGTGGGCTCGCGTGTAGAAACCCCCCTTGCCATTGGACGCTCTGCTACATTGGCAGAACTACGTGTTCCTATACCAGTTCTTGGCTCTGAAGAGGCATTTGCTCCTGGATTTCCTCTTGTCGCCCTGAGTCAACAGCGCTGGCGTATTCGTATCTATCTACGCAAGCTAAATGAGGTTGTGGTGGCAAGTGATGGACGACTACAGCCCCAGCCGTGGGGCGGTAAACCCCTGCGTATTCAGGCGACACAAGGAGGTCCTATCGATACTACACAAGTGACATTACCCTTAGAGCAGGTTCAACCTATTCAAATGTCGTTAGAATCCACCCAACTCTATCTGCCCCGTGATGCGAATCTATGGATAAAATCACAGACCTTACGTATTCCTTATACAAATATTCGCCACGAACAATTCACCATTGAGGATAATTCGTTTACTGCTGCTTCTCCACCTTACTCAGCAACCGTACAACTCCCCTTTACCATCGATATGATTGGCTCAGTCAGTCGTATGCTTGTAGGTCTCCGGTCGTACGCATCTACGCTTGCTGGACAACGTCTGATTCTAACCGCCTCTGATAACTCAGCCTTCCTAACGTCTTTACGCCTGAATATTTCCAATATTGACCGTATTAAACAATGGGATACTGCGGTGTTTCGTGAAGTGACTGCCTATTGGAAGAGTATTCGTATAGGACTTGACTATACATATCCACTTCCTCAAGAAGTCTATGTTATTACCTTTGGAGCATTTGATACCGCACAACCCGCTGGTACTCTACAATTTACCCGCGCTGTCCTTCCCGTCCTTTATCCTGTACTTGGTCCTATACCTATGGATCCTCGTAATAAGAGTCGCAAGACCTTTTTATTAACATATGGCGAGGCGTGGAATGTCTTTGAAATCTCTGGCGGCAAAGGCAAGATGATGTTCGATGATACGTAAAGCGAGGCGCTTCAAAAAAATTGAAATCGGTTTAAGCAAGAAGAGGAATGTCACTTCCTCCTGTGCTTTCTTACAAATGTCTACTTGGTCAAAGTCGGCGCTCAAGCTTCCTTCCGTTGTCGTCAGCGACAAGTCCTTTCCTAGCCTCAGTGGCAGCGGTCCCGTGCCCTCTAAGAAGCCCGTTCTATCCTTTGCGCAGAAGGTGAAGATGGCGGCTGAAGCAGAGGCTGCTGCTAAGGCTGAACAGCAAACCGAGGCACAGCGAGCAGCCACCGCTAAGCTCCTTGAAAGCGCCGAACGTCGTAAGATGCTACTAGTCAGTCAATTCTATAAGCCCCGCACGAACGATGAAGATTATGTTCGCGAGGATAGCTCGCCCGACGAAATGGATTATGAAACTGCCATGGAATATGAAGAGCATCTCCGCTACAATCGTAAGGAACGAGGGCGTGTAGTCGATTATAGTAAGGATCTCTCATCGGAGGAGGATGAGCGCGAGCAGGAGTACGATGACCGTGCTATTTAAAATCCCAGTGTGTGAATAAGTAAATGAACCCATATCCATCATATTTATCAAACTATACGTATGATCAATATCTTTCAACAATTATTGGAAACGGTTCTATTCCTCAAACCGTTTACGATTTATCTGGTGTTAAATACAAAACAAAAAGCGATATACTCACCTTACAACGGCAATGGGATACGTTTAACCGCATTCAGGCAATTAACTTTGGTATCTATTTGAATATTCTTAAAGGCGGTTTTCCAAACTGGTATGTATTTGCGACAAATCAGGAGGCAACCGATTTTCGCGTTGGGCAACAACTTCATACACTTCGATATCCGTATATTTCGCCAGTATTTTTTCAATCGATTGCGCTATTACCTATACCGACCTCCAGTTATACGACTGGACCGCCTAGATTCTCACAAGTTCCTTCACAAATTACATCACCGCCACCTCTCACTGAAAGCCAAAAAACCGAAAATAATGCCGATACAGCTATTTATTTACAAGTCAGCACATTTAACGTATTACATAGTACATTTACATATCAATTTCAGAGCAACGAGGAGCAACTGGCATATCATCGCGCGGAGCGTCGGATTTTGGCGGCTCGATACGCTGCGGCAAATCCGCCTCCGATAGCTGGAGGATTTTCTTAGTAATACGATCGCGGTGTTTTTGTTCAATAGGAAAGGTTTCTAGTATTTTACGCCACAGCAGCAATTTGCGTTGGCGTAACATATCTTCAATAAGTGTATTCATTTGGGTGGATACTGAATGGTGGGTATTAGGGGATTCATTTTTTGCGCCAAAAAAGGTAGGCGAGCCATTTACATTCATGACCGTAGACTCTCCATCACCGTGCGAATATCATCACGATACTTCACCTTCGCGTAATGGAGGCAGCCATTCTGCTTTGACATCAGATGCTTATCAATATCCGGAATACGCTCAAGTTGTCCAATATACGTTGGCGATTCCGTATTATATGTATATACTGCGCCCGTTTGCGAATTAATCAGGTATACAATACCTTGTACTGATGCGCGAATAAGTGTATCAGGAACTGGCGTATCCATTGGAATTATAATCTTGTTATTGTGTCATTTACATCCATCATTTTTTTATGGATTTATTATCCTAATACTTTTACTGAATCGCCTACCACCACTCCGCGCAAAATGCTACCTATGTTATCCCAGCTAATACATATTCCCGAAAATTCGCTGTATATCAAACAAATAAAGACTAGAAGGATGAAAAATATTGGAAGATTTGCCATCAATACGTCTATAAACGGTTTCATATCTTACTCTAGTTCCTAGGAAAAAATTGATAGCTCTAGCTCGCGATTGCCGTTTTGTTGTGCTCTTCTTTCCATTACTTTCCTCCAAATGTCCGCCCTTCCTTCTGATTCTATTTCCCTCCTTGTGAAGGCTGTCCTGTGCCTCAGCGCCGGCGAGCCTCTTCCTCCGTCCATTCTCGATGGACTTCGCGCTCTAGCGCCTGCCGCCGCACCGGATGCCGATGTTGTGCCGGTTGCTGATGCGCCTACCCCTTCACCTGTCAAGGAGAAGAAGGTGCGTAAGACTGCCAAGGCGGCTGCCGCTGCCGGTGCCGCTACCTCTGAGCCGCCCGCAGTTGCTGCCGCTGCTGCTGCGCCTGCCGCTACCGGCAGCGATCCTTGGCGCACGCACCCTTCGCGTCTCCAGACCATCGACTCCAACCGCTGCCTTGGTCGCCGCATTGAAGTGAGCAAGGCGCTTATTGGTACCCGCAAGGGCGATACGGGTGCCAACAACGGTATGATCTTCCCTGAGCGGCAGTGTAGCAGCAAGCCGACGCCCGGGTCCAAGCTGTGCGCTGGCTGTGCGACCAAGGACGCCACTTACAAGGCGGATCCTACTGTGAACGATTCGTCCTGGCAGGGACGGCTTGACGAGAACGTCATCTACCCGCGCGCCAAGATTGTCGGCTCTGAGCACTTTCTCAAGAAGTACCCTAACGGCATCCATAACGACATTTTCCGCCCCAACGGGGCTGCTGCTACAGACACGGCTGCTGTTGTGACGGTCGCGGCGACAAGCGCACCTGCCAAGCGTGCGCCCAAGAAGGCAGCAGCAGCAGCAGCGGCTAGCGTGGTGACGACAGACACGGTTGCCGCTGATGTAGCGCCCGTGACAGCGAAGTGGCGAAGCTTCCTCTACGAGGGACGTGCTCATATCCGTAACCTCGAGACAGACAAGGTCTACTATGCGGATATTGCTAAGGCGACACCTGAGATGAATGCGGTGGCGGATCAGTATGTCGGTCGCTGGGTTGATGACCGCGTTGAAATCTGTGGCGATAGTGACGATGAGGAGTAAAGCAAAAAACTAAAAAAAACAAAAACAAACTGCGGTGGTCCACCTAAAAAACATAAAAATGATAAAGTAGTAGAACCTGTGATGTCAGGGCAGAACAGGCAGACGAAAACATTAAATGTGGACACCCTTTTTGTTCGCGATATCGTCTTTAAGGACTTTGCGAATAATCCTATTCCGGCAAACCAGCCATTGCTAAGTCGCGGTGATGGAGGTACTTATTTTGCGTCTTCGATGATGTCAACCTTTTCGCCGCCCGCCATCAATGAGATTGATGCGCCAACCGCAGATGGTGGACTTTACCAGTATGTACCAACGCCTGGATACAATGTAATGAATTTTACTCCAGGCGCCGGTATGCAGTTTTATTCGAATACGAGCAACGGTGGTCTTATTATTTACAATACCGGTCCCGAACAAATTATAGCAGATGGACAAGTATTACCATTTAGTACTTTACCAGACTATACGGTTGGTGGTCGTACACTTCAGTATGTCGGCACAGGTAATACCACTCTGACGGTGAGCAGCGGAACAATATTTTTCAATTCCGTTCAGCTCTCCTCGCTCAGCTCTATTACATCCTTACAGAGCACAAGTATAGGTCTTGCTACAGAATATTCAACCCTCACCGGTGAATTGGTTAGTACGATAGCGCTCGTCAATATCTTATTTACCTCAACTGGACTTCAGACGTATAATAGCATTTCAAGTTATTTTCAAACATCCAATGTTATTAATATTTCAACGGTAAGTACTAATTTATTAAGACTTGGTTATAATTCTGTTACAGATAATGCGCTAGTTAATTCAATCTACGATCCCTGTATTATTTACGCTGGAAGTACTATTATTTCTACCAATACCGATTTTTTGACCTTTTCTGATAGTTTTACAAATGTTCAATTCGCGATTGATAAGGAATATCTCTATGCAGCATCGACACTTATGTACGGAGCTTCAACAACAACGATTACACAAGGACAACAAGTTCAGCTTGGATGGTTTCCAGGTCTCTCAACGCAAACAAATACCAATTCCGTGCGCGCCGCCTTTGTTCCTATTACCCAACAAATACAAGTTATAGAATATACTGTAAACCCGTCAACAAATACTTCGACGGTAACAAACTACTATCTCAAAAATATTGGTAAATTCGACGAAATATGTAATACTGCTCAAGTACAGTTTAATACTCCTATTGTTAATGCTTCAACTGCGCAGGTTCTTGTGAGCAGTATTAATGGCGTGGGCATTGCAAATACAAGTACAACATTGGGCGCAGTCGGTCTGTTTATAAATTCCGTTCGTCAAGATGAGTCTATTACTGGCGGGTTCTTACATTATAACTCAACGACAAATGAAATCGTCTTTAATTCACAGGGCGGCAGTGGTAGTGGTGGCACCCTCAGCACAACAACCGCGTCTATTTCATCGCTCACTGTCAGTAGCATTAATGGTCATCTTGTTCCAAATTTAACACCCACAAATAATTTTATGATCGCTGGTGGATCTGGAGGAACAAATACACTTGCATATACATATGATGGAATAACCTGGACCGGTCTTGGAACATCAGTCTTTACAACTGGTCTATCAAATGGTACACACGGTATAGCCTGGAATGGATCATTATGGGTCGCTGTTGGATCTGGAGGAAATACTATTGCCTATAGTTCTGACGGAATTCGTTGGACTGGGCTTGGACTTAGTATATTCTCTGGAGGTCAAGGATACTCCGTTGCTTGGAACGGCTATATGTGGGTTGCCACTGGTTCTGGATTAACAAATTCCCTCGGATATAGTTACGATGGAATCAATTGGGTTGGACTCGCAAAACCAGTATTTTCGGTAGGTATTGATGTAGCCTGGAACGGAAGTCTGTGGGTCGCATTGGGCGGAGGAAGCAATAGTATTGCTTATAGCTATGACGGAATTAATTGGACTGGTCTTGGAACAAGTATATTTGGTACTGGATATAGTATAGCTTGGAACGGATCTGTATGGGTGGCAGGTGGTTCTGGAGGAAACGATCTTGCGTATAGTTATAACGGAATTAACTGGACTGGTTTTGGAGGAACTATATTGGGTTCAATTGCGTCAGGTATAGCCTGGAACGGATCTTTATGGATAGCAGTCGGTGGTAATAAATTTGCGTATGCTACAAATCCGACGACCGCTGGCGGGTGGACGACAATTGTATATTCTGGAGCGACTTTAATAAAGTCCATTGCGTGGAACGGTAATTTATGGGTCGCTGCGGCAATAGGAACAAATACACTAATTTACAGTTATGATGGAATTAATTGGGTAGGACTGGGTGCGAATATTTTTACAGGCACTGGAGCGTATGCGATTGCGTCGCGCACCGTCCTCCCCTATGTTGGCTTTGACCCTATTCCCTTCACTCGCATGTCGACAATTGCCTATGGTGCCGGTGCTGGTGGAATCGGTCAAAACACAGGAGCTATCGCTCTAGGTTACAGAGCAGCTCAGTCAACACAGGGAACCTATGCAATCGCGATTGGTGCTTACGCCGGTCAAACTAATCAAAGCTCCGCAACAATTGTTCTCAACGCAACAGGTACACCTCTTAACACTAGCTTAGCCAGTTCACTCTATGCCGCACCGATTCGTAATGATCCAACGATTACTGGTGGTTTCTTACATTACAACTCAACTACGAAGGAAATCGTTTTTAATTCAATTGGTGGTGGCGGAACTACAACTAATACATTTAGTACGCTCTATACATCTTCTTTAAACGCAAATACAATTTCAACAGGTCAAATTGCGACAAATATAATTACAACAAATACAATTTCAACGGGTCAAATTGCGACAAATATAATTACAACAAGTACAATTGTGACAAATACAATTACATTAAATGGAAATACGGCAGGAATGTTAGCGCAGACAAATAATTTTATGGTAGGCGGCGGCTTTACTTTTGGCGGTGGCTATAGTTTGGGTTATAGTTATGATGGACTCAATTGGACAGGAATCTCTGCATCACCATTTGGTGGATTGGGTCTGGTTACTTCTATAACATGGAATGGATCCATATGGGTTGCTACCGGTTCAGGAACAACGTCTCTTGCGTATAGTTATGATGGAATTCACTGGACTGGGCTCGGTAAGAGTATATTTACAGGTGCTGGAAGCAGTTCTTCTTGGAACGGAAAAATGTGGGTCGCAATTGGTAATGGAACAAATTCGATTGCATATAGTTATGATGGAATAAATTGGATAGGATTAGGTCTTAATATATTTGGAAGCAATGGTGGTAGTACTATCTCATGGAATGGCATACTATGGGTTGCTACAGGTGGTGGAACTCCAAATAATTTGGCTTACAGTTACGATGGAATTAACTGGACCGGACTTGGTACGAGTATATTTAGTACAAATGGTGGTGGTATAGCATGGAATGGCATAATGTGGGTTGCCACAGGTAGCGGAACAAATACTATAGCTTACAGTTACGATGGAATAAATTGGACAGGTATTGGTACAAGTATATTTAGTACAAGTGGGGGTGGTATAGCATGGAATGGCATAATGTGGGTTGCCACAGGTAGCGGAACAAATACTATAGCTTACAGTTATAACGGCATTAGCTGGACTGGTAATAATATCAGCGGATTAGCCACCAATTATGTTGCATGGAACGGTTCTATATGGCTTTCAGGTACCTTTTATAGTTACGATGGAATAAACTGGATTAGTAGTGCCAGTCTCAATAATATATTTGCAAATAATGTGGCTTCTATGGCATCGCGGAACATACTCCCCTACGTCGGCTCTAGTCCTGTTCCTTTTAGCCGTCCCTCTACAATTGCCTATGGTGCGGGTGCTGGCGGATATAGACAAAGCACATCTGCCGTTGCCATTGGCTATAACACTGGTGGATTGAACCAAGGTGCCTACTCGGTCGCACTAGGCGCATTTGCGGGTCAATCGACACAAGGTCCTTATTCAGTAGCAATTGGTGCGTATGCGGGTCAAATAAACCAGAGCAGCGCTACAATCATTTTAAATGCTACTGGTACCCCTCTTAATACTACTTTTCCCAGTTCACTCTACGCCGCGCCAATTCGCAATGATGAAACAATTACTGGGGGTTTCTTACATTACAACTCAACTACAAAAGAAATTGTCTTTAATTCAATTGGTACTAATTTAACAGGTAATACAGGTTCGACTGGAGCAACGGGTTCTACTGGTCCAATCGGTACAGGACCTACGGGTCCTGCTGGTACTGCCGCAAATACAGGCGCAACAGGTAATACAGGACCTACGGGAGTTACAGGTCCTGCTGGTACTGCTGTAAATACAGGAGCAACAGGTAGTACAGGTGCTACAGGTAATACAGGACCAACAGGAAATACAGGTAGTACTGGTCCAACCGGTATTACAGGCAGCACAGGAAATACAGGAAATACAGGTTCTACTGGTAGGACAGGTAATACAGGTTCAACTGGTAATACTGGTAATACAGGACCCACTGGTAATACTGGTTCAACAGGTTCAACTGGAACAACTGGTAATACTGGTAATACAGGAAATACCGGTCCCACAGGTCCACTTGGCACCGGACCTACCGGCACCACCGGTTCAACCGGTTTTACAGGAAATACTGGTCCCACCGGTCCAATTGGCACAGGACCTACCGGCACCACCGGTTCAACAGGTTTTACAGGAAATACTGGTAATACTGGTAACACTGGAACTACAGGAGCCACAGGTAGAACAGGATCCACTGGACCTACAGGTAATACTGGTCCCACTGGTCCTATTGGTACAGGACCCACCGGTACAACTGGTTCATCAGGTTCTACTGGTAATACAGGTCCCACTGGTCCTATTGGTACAGGACCCACCGGCACAACTGGTTCATCGGGCTCCACGGGTAACACCGGACCCACGGGTCCTATTGGTACAGGTCCAACTGGTAATACCGGTTCATCAGGCTCCACGGGTAATACCGGTCCCACTGGTCCAATTGGTACAGGTCCCACAGGTCCTGCCGGCACTGCTACCAATACTGGCGCAACCGGTAATACTGGACCGACTGGTTACACTGGACCAGTAGGTCCTGCCGGTACAGCATCGCAGACAGGTGCTACTGGGTTTACAGGAAACACAGGCTCTACAGGATCCACAGGACGCACTGGTAATACAGGCTCCACCGGTGCTACTGGACCCACCGGATCTATAGGTAACACTGGTAATACAGGGTCAACTGGTAATACTGGATCTACTGGAAATACTGGTAATACTGGTTCTACAGGAACAACAGGGTCGACTGGTAATACGGGTCCCACGGGTCCCATCGGTACAGGTCCTACTGGTCCCGCTGGTAGTGCTACAAATACTGGCGCAACGGGTCCCACCGGTCCAATTGGTACCGGACCCACGGGTCCAGCCGGCAGTGCTACAAATACTGGCGCAACAGGTCCTACAGGCATAACAGGCACACCAACATATGTCATATATAACTATGATCCTGCGTACAGTATTGGGCAATTCACCCAGACTGTTATTGGTCAAACTATTACATTAAATCTGAACTACACCGCACTTGTGGGAGATGCCTATACATTTACGTATAATATGATTACATCCTTTATTGCCGGACTCTCTGTATATATTAATTTAACAGGACAAGGTGCCAATATTGGATTAGGTGAAGTTGTTCTTATTACAAACGTGATTGACACAGGAACCTATTACCAGTTAACAGGTACACTGGTAGGTTCTACAGCAGCGTGGACACTTGATACACCAGTATTATTTACCTACAATATTTTAGGTCCAACGGGTAATACAGGTAATACAGGCAGCACTGGCTTTACTGGTAACACAGGTTCTACTGGACCTACTGGACCCACTGGCAGGACTGGAAATACCGGCTCCACTGGTAGCACCGGTAATACTGGCTCAACCGGTCCCACCGGTCCCATTGGAACTGGTCCTACAGGCAATACAGGTAATACAGGATCTACTGGACCTACTGGACCATTAGGAACAGGTCCCACTGGACCTACAGGTTCTACCGGTTTCACTGGTAACACCGGACCTACAGGTTCTTCCGTCACAGGATCTACAGGTAATACCGGCTCAACTGGACCTACTGGTTATATTGGAGCTACAGGTAATACTGGTAACACGGGCTCAACTGGTACTATGGGCTCTACTGGTTCTACTGGTAATACTGGCTCAACGGGATCAACCGGCAATACAGGACCTATGGGAACAGCCGGCACATCTGCCGGTACATTCTCATTAAATGCCGCAAGTGGAGCATCTGTAGTATCACCAACATCTATAACTCTACCAAGCGGTGGATATGTATATTCTGTACAATCGTACAGCGGAGCAATTAATTGTACATTCCAGTGTGGGAATACGAATCAAGATTGTTATATAGGATTTACAGATACAGGCAATATTGGTACAAATAACGTGACAGGATTCGCAATAACAAGCGCAGGCACATTTACTATAAGATACGCAAATGGTAGTACTGGTCTATTAACAACCGGCTATGATACAACAACACTGTTTCAAATTATTACAACACAAGTCAGCGTAAACTCACAAACATACAATAATCTATTCTATGTAAATGGTACACTTGTTTTATCAGGTTCGGCAACCTATACCGGCACTACGCTATTTCTGAATGCTCTAGGAAATGGTACAACGGCAACCTTAGTCAACCTTCACTTTGACCCTCTTGCCATTGGTCCAACTGGTTCTACAGGCAATACTGGTTTTACAGGATCTACAGGAAACACTGGTAATACAGGTTCTACCGGTACTATAGGACCGACTGGACGAACAGGTAATACTGGTCCCACTGGTTCTACTGGTATGACTGGATCGACTGGACCAACTGGTAACACAGGCTCCACTGGCTCGACTGGTACTACCGGACCGACAGGCGCAGGCGCGACCGGTAATACAGGTAATACAGGTTCCACTGGGTTTACGGGTAACACTGGACCGACTGGCGCAGGCGCGACCGGTAATACAGGCAACACAGGCTCAACTGGCTCGACTGGTAACACCGGACCGACAGGCGCAGGCGCGACAGGTAATACTGGTAATACAGGTTCTACAGGTAATACTGGACCCACTGGAGCAGGATCAACAGGTAATACAGGCAATACAGGTAATACAGGTAATACTGGACCAACAGGAGCAGCTTTGACTGGTAATACTGGTAATACAGGTTCTACTGGTAATACAGGCAATACAGGTAATACTGGACCGACTGGATTAGGTGCGACTGGTAATACTGGTAATACAGGATCTACAGGTAATACTGGACCGACTGGACCCACTGGAGCAGGTGCGACAGGTAATACAGGCAATACAGGAAATACAGGGGATACAGGTAATACTGGACCGACTGGAGCAGGTGCGACAGGTAATACAGGAAATACAGGTAACACTGGTTCTACAGGTAATACTGGACCAACTGGAGCAGGCGCTACAGGCAATACAGGCAATACAGGTAGTACTGGTAATACTGGACCAACTGGAGCAGGCGCAACAGGACCCACAGGCAATACAGGTAGTACTGGTAATACTGGACCGACTGGACGAACAGGTAATACAGGTTCTACAGGTTTTACTGGCAATACAGGTTCCACGGGTAATACTGGACCAACTGGATTAGGTGCAACGGGCAATACTGGTAATACAGGTTCCACTGGTAATACTGGACCGACTGGATTAGGTTCAACTGGTAATACTGGTAATACAGGCTCCACAGGTAATACTGGACCGACTGGAGCAGGTTCGACAGGTAATACTGGTAATACTGGACCGACTGGATTAGGTTCGACAGGTAATACTGGAAACACTGGTAATACTGGTAATACTGGTAATACTGGACCAACTGGATCAAGTTTAACTGGTAATACTGGAAACACAGGTAATACTGGTAATACTGGCTCTACAGGTCCAATTGGCACGGGTCCTACGGGCAATACAGGTAATACTGGTAATACTGGTTCTACTGGTTCTACGGGTCCAACTGGACGAACCGGTAATACAGGTTCTACAGGTAATACAGGTAATACTGGTTCTACGGGTCCTACAGGACGTACTGGTAGTACAGGTCCAACTGGATTTGGTCCTACAGGTCCGACAGGTCCTGCCGGTGGTGGTGGTTCTAGTTTTCCAGCCGCAACCGATTACGGTACTTATGTCTATTACAACGGTGCTGCGTGGGTAGCAGGTACAACCAAAATTAGTATTGGTGACTTTGCTGGAGCAACAACACAAGGTGGTGGTGCCGTTGCCCTGGGTGCTCAAGCAGGTTCAAACAACCAGGGCAACTACGCAGTTGCTATTGGAAATCAAGCAGGATATAGTGGTCAAATAACAAACGCAATTGCTATCGGAAATCAAGCAGGATATAGTAATCAATATACTTCGGCAATTGCTATTGGATATCAAGCAGGATATAGCAATCAATCAAATAATACAATTGCTATTGGCGAATATGCCGGAGCAAGTAATCAATATTCCTATGCAATTGCTATTGGTGAACAGGCTGGTCAGTCGAATTTAAATCTAAATGCTATTGCTATTGGTTACCAAGCAGCACGAAATAATACTTTTGCAGGTTCGTGGTCTAATAATATTGCTATAGGTTATCAAGCAGGTTGGGACGGACAAAATAATAACTCAATTGCTATTGGATATCTGGCTGGCTCAAATCAACAAAATAGTCAATCGGTAGCAATTGGAGCATTTGCTGGTAATACTAGTCAAGGTAATACATCGGTGGCGATTGGAGCGTATGCTGGTAACCAATTTCAACAAGCCTATAATGTAGCAATAGGATATCAGGCTGGTTCAAATAATCAATATTATAATTCAATCGCTATAGGATATCAGGCAGCCCAATCAAATCAATATTCTAATTCAATTGCTATTGGAAATCAGGCGGGACAAAATAATCAATCTAATTCGGCTATTGCTATTGGAAATTTTGCCGGCAACAGTAATCAATCTAATAATTCAATTGCTATTGGTGAATATGCTGGCTCAAATAATCAACAAATATATGCAATCGCCATTGGTGAGCAAGCGGGTCAAATTAATCAAAGTAATTATGCTATTGCTATAGGATATCAAGCCGCTACAAGTAATCAGCAACAATATGGAATTGCTATTGGATATTACGCGGGGTTTTCTAATAGTAATGGTTTAGGCGCCAATAGTCAAATTGCTATTGGAAATTACGCAGGATATAGTAATCAAGCAGCAGCTGCTGTTGCCATTGGATCTAATGCTGGATATAGTAATCAATCTAATAATACAATTGCAATTGGAACATATGCTGGATTTGGTAATCAACAAGGAATTGCTATTGGATATTTTGCAGGAACTAGTGCTCAAGGATCAGGTGCAATTGCTATTGGAACAAATGCTGGACAAACTAATCAAAGTACAAACGCAATTGCTATAGGATCATATGCTGGATATAATAATCAAAGCACAAATACAATTGTTATTAATGCTACAGGTAATATTCTAAATACGTCAACTAGTTCTGGATTGTATATCGCTCCAATTCGCCCTCTCACTACCGGCACAGCGCGATATTCTCTAACGTATAATGCGGCATCAGGTGAAATTACTTATAATACAGCAAAAACCTTCGTCATTGATCATCCCAAAGATGAATCCAAGTACTTAGTACACGCTTGTTTGGAGGGACCTGAAGCCGGTGTCTACTACCGCGGAACTGGCACAATCGCCGAATTAGAGACCAGCGTTGTAGTTGAATTGCCTGACTATCTAGACGCACTTGCCACGGATCTTACTGTCCAGATTACACCAATTTACAACGGGTCTGTGCGTGTGCTCAATGCGTCCTGTGTTTCTGACAATAAGTTCACGGTGTATGGTGATAGCGGCGACTTCCACTGGCACGTCTATGGACGCCGTGCCACGGTTGTTGTGGAGCCTAAAAAATCTGCGGTCGCCGTGCTGGGCGAGGGTCCTTACCGCTGGGTGGCTTAGGCTGGCTACGCAAGCATCATATCGTGTTCATCGTCATTGTCGTCTTCGTCCGAAGCGTCTACCGGCTTATCGCCAGCGTAAAGCATCGTATACTCACGCGCCTTTTCCTCATACGCCGCCTTATTTGTCTTATACAGTTGCGCAATCTCTGGCATAAGGGGGTCCTCAGGATTGGGGTCCGTTAGTAGGCTCAAGATGGACAGCAGTACTTTCGAAATCGTGAGCGCAGGGCTCCACTGCGTCTTCAAAATATCAAGGCAAATGCCTCCACTTGCGTTGATATTTGGATGATAAATCCGCGTCTTGAACTGGACGTGCGGCACCTTAAACGGATACTCTGTAGGAAAGTGTACGATAAGTTTGAAGACGCCGCCGGCAAATGGACTATCTGCCGGTCCCATAATCATACCTTCCCAATGAAACATATCATCGCCGATAGGACCCGCCGAACAGCCCGCCGGCGGATCGCGTTTCAAATCATCAAGTTCCTTTAGAATACGTCTTAGAGCCATTGTTGGTATTTGCCGTCTATACCGGCAAGTACCATCATTTTTTTCCGAATCACTGGGTTTATTCCGTTGCTAGTAGTGGATTCAACCACTCACCACGCTCTTCCTCAGGTATCTGGTACTCATTGAAGATAGCGGTCGCTGCCGCCGCGCGCTCAGCGGACGGAAGGTTGAGCAGGGTTGCGAATTTCGCTTGGAAGACCTCACGGGACGGCTTTTCATTTTGCATCACCGCCGTAATCTGGTCGTCATATGCGTAGAGAACATTTACCAAATGGGTCATCTTTCCGTTTACACACATTCCAATTCCCTCAGTCACTTCCTGCGCGAGTCTTCGTATAAGTTCTGAGCGCTCTGTATGTATACGAATATATGCCCAAACTCTGTCTAGAATATCACCATACACTCTATTAAACGCCTCCGTATTATAATAGTCATTTGTCAGCTCAATTAGAGCGCGTTCTTTACTATTATTTTTAAACCGCACCGCTGTCCTATCATCAAATGCGAGTGTAATCTCTACAAGGGCTTCCATCTCGGCTGGAACAGGACGTGAGATAAGAATCTCTATCGCCTTGCTCGTTGCTTCCTGTACTGATGAACGATGGACCGATTGCGCGTCGCGACCAAACGCAGCCAGGTCAATTCCGCCCTCTGGATCTCGACGAAAGACGACTGCCTCTTCACGCTGCTGTCTATTGAATTCGGCTTCACGCTGTGCCCGCTCAACCGCTAGTCGAGCTTCACGAGCAAGACGCTCTGCGTTCTGCTCCTCCGCCCGTCGGCGCTGAAATTCAATAAATACAGAATCGGCAGGTTTGAGAACCTGGAGAACATTATGTTGCGGCAAACGATTCATTACTGTTATGAGATTATTGAAGACTGTAGTTTTCTCAGCCTCTGGAATATCTGCCCACCGAAGTTCATCAGGATTAAAATGTACAAGATTTATAACTTCTACTGCTGCTCGTATAAATGCCTCCCATTCAGGATGGCTAACTGGCGTCCTACGTATACAACAATACGCCTGTGCCAATTGGTCAGTAGGAACGCGATGTGTCACCCATAGGTCGGCAATAATACGCGCGTAGCGAAAGAATGTATCAACCGATCCAGATGGAGCATTATCTACCCGTTGCCGATTCTGTTGAAGAATACGATTACGTCTTGCGACTCGCTCTGCTTCAATTGCTGCTTGTGCCTGTAGCTGCTGTTCTCGAATACGCTCCGCTTGATTATGGTGTGTCTTACATAATCCGTTGTACTCAGATTTTCCTTTTACGGAGCAAGGATATCCTGCTGCGGTGTAGGCAGTACAAAGTGCTGGCGGTGCCGGCACATTTTCTGGATTCTCGTTCATAGTGCGTTGTCTTGATATGTTTAGAGGTTTAATTCCTCAATTTTTGCCGTTTACCAATAGCACCCACCCTCTACTGCCTGCGCCCCCGTAGGAATCTCCTCTGGAAACGGAAACATCCACTCTGGGTTAAAAAACTCCGATATTGTGCCGTGGTTGAGCCATCGGTGTCCTTTGATTCCGAACAATATCTGTGTAGCACCGCCAGTGTGAATCGACGCAATATGTTGTTGTTTGAGTGCGTAACATATCGGCAGGGAAAGGGCGCCGCAGCCGACAATTGCGACCCTGGCGCCCGTTTCTTTCACCTGTTGTACAATATCAGCTACAGCGGCTTGCCATCCACCATTAATAATGGCTGTAGTCCACAACCCCGTTGATGTCGATAAGTACGGACTATATCCAGCCTTGACGGGAATGATTGTTGGTGGCACCGGTCCCCAAATTGTATTATCTCCCCATATGGCATCTCGCTTTTTCCACTGATGCTCAATACTCTTATAGAACGGCGATACTACAGCGACCTTCGCGTGTTTCGTTAGATTATACGTCCAGCGATCTTCTAGAACATTTATATAATACGGCTCTAAGGCACGCAAAGGGAACTGTTTTGCGTTCGGCGCAAACGTATTTAGGATTGCCTTTTCAATATTGCCGACCACCGGATTCCAAATCGCAAAACCGGCGGCTGCTGGAAGCACTTCCGTTAGCATATGAACCGCCCAAGCATCAATCGCCTTATCGGTCGCAGGAAAGAGCCCACCATTACGCGCAATATTTACTTTTATATGTTGAGGATACGATGGTGCGTGGGTTTTCTGACGATATTGTGTAAAAAATATGATTACATCGAGTTCAGATGTTCCTAGTTTTCCAACAAAAAATGGATTGCGCGTGCGGATTTGCTCGGCGATAAAATGGGCACCCTGCTCAATATTCATTGTGCCTTAATGAGGGACAGTGAATATGATTTTAGACCGTGGGTCTTGAATTATTTATACGCATATAATAAGATGGGTTCAAATAAGAACCAGAAACAGAACCAGACGGTGAAAAAACCTAAGGCTGTATGCCAGTGCTATGATCAGCAGACAGGTAAAGGCTGTACGCATTCGCCCATAAATGGAAGTTTGTTTTGCGAACACCATCAGAATTGCCCTGGTTCTCCACAATCCGGCAACGAACCGACTCTTGGTGCGGAATACTATAATAAGCCGTCTGTGCGTCGGTGCCATAATTGTTATTCGTACGCGATGGATGTCCACGACCCAAAAGGGGAGCAGTTATGTAAAAAATACGGTAATTGTCGTAACTTTTTCCATCAACCCGGTGCGAAGACAGGTCATCGTAATGCGTTAAATAAGGAGGAGCGTCGTTCCTGCCCCGTTGTGGAGAAACTTATGATGGGCGATGTTCCTGAAGCGACGAAAACAACATTTAATAATAAATGTCCTGCTGGAATGAGTAAAATAGCAGCGGTTGTCGACGATGGTTTAGATTATCATTGGTATCGCCAACTGAGGACTAAGAAAAGAAGCAAAACCAGATGGGGTCATAAGGATGGCTCCAATAAGGTAAAGACATTCGACGCACTCAAGCGTCCTATTTTCAACCCCGAACTCGCGTCCCGCGATTACCGATGGCAGGGGAGCGACCTGAATTACGAGGACTTCTGCGGGTTTTATTGTGTCCCACGCAACCATCCGGTTGTTTTAGGGCGAGGCGTGAACGTGCCTGCGGCTGCTGTAAAGACACGGAGGGCACAGAGGGCGCGGAGGGCGCGGGGAGCGCGGAAGACGGCTCGGAGGGTAAAGGGGGGACAGTATTCGAAGCCGATACCGATGACTCTACAGGTGGGGCGAGGAGCGCAGCGGGGACATGGCTATGATATTCGGCTGAATTCATTACCTTCGTGTCCCCCAAGGGCTCGGAAGACGCGGAAGGCGCGACGGGGAGGGGGTTATGACATTCGGCTGAACTCATTGCCTTCATGTCCCCCTCAAGGGGGGTCTCTTGAACCCCAAGGGGGGTTGGGTCTATCGTGGACAAACTATCCTGTTCATTCGACAGATGAACTGAGAAAACGGTACTCGATGGATACCAAATCTTCAAGGCATCATTGAAACTTATACGCTTCTTCGGATTGTACGCCAACATTTTGCGCATTAAGTCTAAAAACTTTGTATGCGATTGCTTATAAAACTCTGTTCGTATTGCCAATGGCTCCATGAGACATTCGTAGTAATGTTCTAACCACCGCATCGCAAATAACCATACTTGCTCTGCCTCTACATCAATAGGAGCGAATGGATCGCTTGTATTATACTCAATTGGGCTCAAATATATACGTAAAAGGGATTCTATGATTTCAAATGCGTTGTTCTGGTTATCTAACAAATGAATCTGAGTCTGTGGTGACAGACCGTTTTCAAAGCCAAGTACCTTATGACGCTCAGGCGCAGCAGTTTTCTTTGCCGACCACGTCTTCAAAGGAGTAATAGGTTCCCAACCCGCCTGACGTTTTACAAATGACTCCAAGTCCTTTGTAAAATCTTGTTCGAACCCGCGCAGGTTCATTTGTCATAGCAGCGTTTTCTGCGATGGAAAAATAACCGCACGAAAGTAAAGGCAGACAGATGATTTGGGAAACAATGACCTACGCAGCCATTGCGCTGCTGGTAATTATCATCGCCTGGGAATATCTCCGTAATACAATGATGATAGAGGGATTTACGGACGGTGTAGTACCAGAATATTTCGGGCGTTTCTTCCCCCGTCGTTACGATGTTGTACCGGGCGAGATGAAGGAACTTGACGGCTGGATACGCAATCCGCGCTACTTTGAAGGATATGTAGATGTACAGAATCTCGGCTATAAAGCGGATTTCTGTCGCGTCGTAGAAAAGGACGGAGCACCCGATTCCCGTATTATGGCGTGTGCGCTTGCCGGTCAGGAGGGGCTCGACTCTTTCACTTATCGTACTGATTCCGCACGTGCCGGTATGCGTTTCAGTCGTGATGACTATTTCCGCGATGTGAACGGTGACGGCAAAGACGACTACGGTCGTATTTTGAAGATTAAGAATGCGCCAAACGATGCGTGGTCGGCTATGGCAGTTCTCGCCGGCAATACTCGGTTCAAGCAGGGTGAAGATACCCCAGATAACAACCCACCGACAGATATTTCGGACCTATTGTTCTTCTTTGAAGGCATTATGGTCTGGTACCGGTTCTTCGACGATATGCTTGACTACGGTGAAAATACCCAAATTAAGATTGCCGGTGAAATGAAGATTGACGAAGATCCCAAGAAGACAGTCACTAAGGGAGTTCCTATAAATCGTTTGCCTACTGCGGATATTGATGTAAAACCTCCTGCTGACCAATTTATTCGTATCGGCGAAAATGCCCGTCTAGAATTTGATACTCGTGTTCAACTCCGTCAACTACGTGCTATCTCTGTATGGGTCTATTTTGATGAATTCACCAATAACGCGCGAATCTTTGACTTCGGTAATGGTCCAGGTCACGACAATGTACTTTTGGGAATTGAGGCAAAGGGAAATGTAGACCAAGCGTTTGGTTTGATGAATGCGCGCCCTGGTGATGATAACAAGGTCTGTAATTCACGGGCGCCTGCCGAAGTCTCACCCCAAGAGTTTATGGCGACCACCGAAGCAAATGTCTCAGAATTTGACTGCCCTGGTCCTGAACCTGTCCAGAACACATATCCTGACGACGAATTGACGCCTGGCGTTGACCCGCGTGCCAATCTATTATTTGAAATCTGGGATACCCAACAACGTAAGATGCGGCTGCGGGCTCTAAATGCCATTCCTTTGAAAAAGTGGACACATATCGCTCTGACAACGACCGATGCGACCAATTTCCGTCCAACGTGGCGCGTCTATATCGACGGCAAGATGGTTCTTGAGGAGATGGATGGATTTATGCCGCTCAAGTCCTACACGACTGACAATTATATTGGTCGAAGTAACTGGGAGACCGAGTCGCAGGCGTTTGAGAACCCTGATGAACGTCTACGTGGCGCGCTGTTTGATTTTCGCCTATATCGCCAGCCGATGAGTGAGGGTAAAATCGACAAGACGTACCGCTGGGGTCATAAGAAGCTTGGCATTCAGGAGCCGCACGCGCAGCTTGAGAAGGCGTCCTCTGAGGGATTCCCTTACCCACCACCCCAACCATTTTTGAGTGCGAATACCGGCGATCTGCCAGGAATGAATAAATCACCTAACGCTCTTAAAATCTAAAGATACTGTACGGATAACATATATCGGATGGACGCCCTTCAGATACATTTTTATAATATTGACGCTGAAGAGCGTCGTGTGCCATACATTAATTCAAATAAACCCTTTGAGTACGTATGTGACGGTAAAGAGGGATCCATATGTTTTGATGGATATTACTATGTAGAAGATCACGCGCCGCCGTATCCTGAAGATGCTGGTAAAGAGCGGTGGGAATGCGACCGTCACTCTGAATGGTTGCCTAAAAAACTTAGAATGCACGTAGTGCGCTCAGAAACCGAGCCCTATAAACAAGAGGGGAATACATCATATTTCCACGTATTAGAGGATAATACTTATATTGTAGAAGTGTATAAACGGGTAAAACACGAAAATACGGATACATATAGCAAAGAAGAAGACGCCGACGGAGAGGAAATGAATATCTGCTTCTTTCCTACCGATAAGCAGACGATTTACTTCCGTGTGTTAGAGACACTTAAAAATTGATATTTTTTGTAGGGTTAATGTAGAAAGCAAATGGCTGACAAAGAATTATACGGACAATTATGGGATATCTTAGTTACGTTGAATGCTGTAAATGATACATTTACACCATTTAGCGCACAGGATATTAAGAAGGTCATTGCGGCGAAACTTAAAGCAAAAACTGACAAAGAACCCAAGCATCTCGAACAATTATATAGGTTGGAGTGTATGATTCGCGAGCTGCGTGAATCATTTGCTGTTGAGCGGTCTACTCCTTCGGTTTCGGAGGACCACGGCGCTTGCTTTTGAGTCCCGCCGAGTACAGTGCGGCAAGGTCGGTTGCCGTAATCGTCTCCGCATTTGATGCTGCTGGGAATTTTACAAACGTTTTCTTTACAAGAGCGTGTTTGTAGAAATACAGCCCATACGGACCCTTTTTGATTATAAAGTCGCCGACTTGTCTGGAGAACGCAGTTTCCGTCGTCGCAAACGAAATCTTCGCCTCTAGTTTCTCCTTAATTTGTTCCAGTGCTTCATCGCCTCGTAGGCTCACATTTGTCGTTCCACACACTACATACCAGCCATACGGTCCCTTCTTTTTACGGATCTCCTGCGTGCCCAGGGTGCCAATCAGCTCACCCTGCTGCGCTTGCTGAGCGGCGGCAAATGCTGCGGTGGCGTCCAAGAGTGTGGCGGATTCAAAGGTGACTGACGGAGGCAGAGGCGCAAAGGTGGCTTTGGCGTCGGCTGGGGCGCCGGCGGGTGGCTCTTTGACAAAGAGGGGACCCTTACGGCTTAGAATTACCTTCACAGACTCGGCAAGGGTTCGCTCTTTTGCCGCTTTGTTTACAGCAGCGCTGCCGGTGGTCATTGCCAGGTAGCGTTCTTTGTAGGTATCCCAGGTCTGCTGTAGAACTGACTTCCAAGGCTGTTCGGCTTTCGCTACTGCGTCCAGCTTCTGCTCCATTGCCGCCGTAAATTCGTAATTGAACAGATCATTATATTCGCGCGCGAGGAATTCGCTCACCGACTTACCAAGCGCCGTGGCACTTAGCTTATTCTTATCGGCGCCGACCTTATGGTGCTCTAATGTTTGTGCTGGCGGCCACTGGTTGGGACTCAGAGAGAGATGATGGCTATCCTGTACTTTACCATCGGTATTTGTCTTTTCTACATAATTGCGGTCCATAATCGTACTCACCAGGGACGCGAACGTGGAGGGGCGACCAATACCCTTCTTTTCTAGTTCTGCGATAAGCGACGCTTCTGTGTAACGTCCCTTCGGCTTCGTAAACACCTCGTCCGCTTTCAGGGTAGTCCAGTGTAGAACGGTGCCCTGGGCAAGCTTTAACGCCCAGTAGAGCCACTCCGCTTCGTCTTTGGCGTGCTTCTCTGGATCCTGACGCTCTAAAATCTTATAGCCGGCAAAACGGAGTTTGGTCTGCTCGGTTTGCCATTGCCTTAATGGGTCGGCAGTCAAGGCAAGGGTTGCTTTGCGTACATCCGTCTGCGATGGACTCATCTGGCTTTGTGTCGCCCTACGCCAAATGAGATTATAGACGGTCTTCTGTGTGTCGTCGTCAATCGGTGGGTTGGGGGACTCAGGGTGCGTAGGACGAATCGCTTCGTGTGCTGCCTGCGCTTCTGGCAGCGTAGGTGTTGCTGGTGGTGCGTCAGGTTTTGCCTTAGCTTTCTTAGTGGGCGCTGGGGCTGCTGCTACTGGTGTTGTGGGTGTTGTGGGTGTTGGCTGGATAGTATGTTGCCCTACTGGTCCCATATATGGCATACCGTACGTCGTCTGTACATAGGCGCGAATTGCCGTAGCGGCTTCCTGGGACAAGAGTGGATTATCAGTACGCATATATGTAATATGTCCCGCCTCATACAGCTTCTGCGCAGCCATCATTGTCATCTTCGGATTGAGTCCGTGAAGTGATGATGCCTCCTGTTGTAGCGTAGATGTAATCAACGGCTTCGGTGGCTGTGAGATGCTAATAGTCTCTTTTACCTGAATAACCTTTGTCTCAGTGTTATTGTGTACTTGTTGAAGCGCCTGCGTCGCTTCCTGCTCGGTTGTAAGCTCCTTTGTCGCATCGGCAGGAATCGTCTTTGCCGGATCTGATGGATGCGACCAAGTTCCTGATAGACGCCACGATGCCTCAGGACGATGCGTATCTACAATATGGTCACGCTCAACGACCAGGCGAAGCGCAGGGGTCTGACACCTACCGGCGCTGAGCTTCGGTGCCACCCGATTCCACAGTACCTTGGAAATGGTAAATCCTACGAGAAGGTCAAGCATCGCCCGTGCCTGCTGGGCGCTCACCTTATTCATATCCAGCCTACGAGGATTATTTACAGCGGCAAGAATGGCAGGCTGAGTAATCTCGTGAAAGACAATACGTGGCGTATTCGCAGGATTCAAGTTAAGAATCGTCGCGACGTGCCAGGCAATACCCTCCCCTTCACGGTCGTCGTCCGTTGCTAAAATTACTTCGGCTCCCCGTGCCGCCTTTTTAAGTTTAGTAATTGCCTCCTTCTTTGTTCCAAGTTCGGCATACTTCGGCTCCCAGTTACGGTCAATGCCTACCGAATCTAGGGTCTCCTCTAAAGCACGAATATGTCCCATTGTTGCCACAACTTGGTATCCTGCGCCTAAGAATCCCTGAATTTTACCACATTTAGCAGGGGATTCTACAATGACTAATTTCATTGCGGGTTGAGCGTTGTTTCTATTAATGTAGCGGTCTCAATTTTTATAAGCTGCCGGCAGTCTAAACTGCGGCAACTTTATACTTTTTAATTATTGTTACCTGCAAATGAGACTACTTGTAACCGGTGGATGTGGTTTTATTGGAGCCGGCTTCTGCCGCCGTGTAAAGAAACAACATCCTTATCTCACGCTTGTCAACATTGATAAACTATATCCCTGTTCGACTCGCGCGTCCGATCTTACTACATCCAGCGGAAACTATACCTTTATAAAAGGTGATATTGCTGATACCGATCTTATATCAAAGATTCTTGAAACCTACCGTATTGATACAATTATTCACTTTGCGGCACAATCGCACGTCGATACATCGTTTACGAATCCTATGATTTATACGCAAGATAACGTTGTCGGTACACACTCGTTGCTTGAAGCATCACGCAAATACGGAGGTATTAAGAAGTTTGTACAAATCAGCACCGATGAAGTTTATGGTGAAAATACACACGGAGTATCCAGCGCGTTTACCGAATCGTCCTTGCTCAAACCTACGAATCCTTATGCGGCGTCGAAAGCATCCGCCGAAATGCTTGTTCATTCCTATCTCCATTCCTATAATCTTCCAGCGGTTGTCATTCGTTCTAATAACGTCTACGGACCTGGACAATACCCTGAAAAGGTTATACCCAAGTTTCTATTTCAATTAATGGATAATAAACAAATCACTCTACAGGGCTCAGGGCACCAGCTACGTTCATTTCTCTATATAGAGGATGCGGTCGATGCTATTCTTTGCGTACTTTTCCAGGGAGAGATTGGCGAAATCTATAATATTAGTTCGCGTGACGAAATTTCTATCAAAGATCTAGCAACCGATTTAATACATCGATTCAAACATGGCGATCCTGTAGACGATCACATATGTTATATTGAAGACCGTAATTTTAATGATAAGCGCTATTGGATCGAATCAGAACCTCTTGCAAAACTTGGCTGGAAACCCCAGTGGACTCTAGAACGTGGCTTGGACGAAACGATTCAATGGTATAAAACAGTTAATCGTGAAATGTATTGGTCAAATACAAACTTTACAGCACTTGTTTGGGGCGGCGGTGGCTGGATTGGCGGACAGTTCCAAATGGTCCTACGTAATCGCGGCTGGAATGTTGTTGTCGCAACATCGCGCGCTGATAATCGTGAGGCGGTTTTAGCAGAGATTCAGCAGCACAATCCATCCCATGTTGTATGTTTGATTGGACGCACACACGGACCTGGATATTCAACCATTGATTATCTCGAACAAAAAGGAAAACTTGTCGAAAATATAAACGATAACCTTTACGCGCCATTGGTCTTAGCCGGTGTGTGTAAATCGAAAGGACTTCATATGATGTATATGGGTACCGGTTGTATTTTCGAATATGATGCCGAACATTTGTGCGATGTATCAGGTGCTAGCGTGGCAAATGGGTTTACAGAAAACAGCCGACCTAACTTCTTTGGCTCCGAATATAGTGTAGTCAAAGGGTTTACGGACCGTCTAATGAACGAAGAATTTGCGGATACAGTTCTCAATGTTCGTATTCGTATGCCGATTTCGTCAAACGATTGCGCTCGCAACTTCATTAGCAAGATCATAGCCTATAAGAATATTTGTAGTATTCCAAACTCGATGACAGTTCTTGATGATATTTTGCCGTATCTGGCGCAGGCGCTTGAGCAGGGTGTCAAGGGTCCGCTCAATGCTACAAATCCTGGTGTCATTGACCACTCGACTATACTCAAATGGTATAAGGAACTTCAGAATCCTGACCATACATGGACAGAAGTCTCAAATAATACCCTTGTATCAATGCTGGTAAAGGGAGCACGAAGCAACAATCGCCTAGATACAACACGGTTGACTACACTTTTTCCTGAGATTCCAACAATTGGTGAATCGGTGCGGCGGATTATGATGACCGCCTCATTTGCCAGCACAAATATTAGCAAAGTATAGGGATGTCCGGCAAGGGGACGCGATCTATTTTAAAGCGCAATGCGAATCGAAAAACTACTGCTAAGACTACAAAACGTATACGGTTTCATAATACAAATGCGGTTGCGTCAGACTTGAAAATACCTGCGCATATAACGGGATTTAATCGCACAAATCCTTATTCCTTAGCGCAAGGGTGGCAGACACCGACGGAGCTTGCCGTCGCCGCTGCCAATGCTAAACTCCAAAAGGCGTTAAATGTGTATTATGGAACACACGTAGAGCCTTATAAATATCAGAATCCTCAATTTATCTATCCGCTTGAAGCACGTAAAAATATGGCTGCTGCTGCTAGTAATGCCGCCGCAATGAACAATGCCGTAGCATCACTTGAAGAATTGCGAAACAAGCCAGTAGTGAACCACGTTGCTGTGAATGTAAAACCGGCGACTCGCCGGCGCCGTTAGCGCAGCCGACGTCTGTTGCCAAACAACTTATCCGATACATTGAGTTCCCTTGGAATCCATCGTATTGCCGTCCAGTACGTCTTCGCCACCGTATTCATAATAATATACCGATGGTATTTGGCATACTCATTTTTAAGAATGCTGTTTGGAAGCATAAGTCCGCGGATGACACTTAGGTTATCGTTTTCAATATGAATATTTCGCTCATTGTTTTCTAGGGCAAAAATGAGACCACGGTTAACAGACGCCCATTCCGTCTCTGTACTATCTTGTGCGTCTGGAATCCGCTCCATATTCATCAGAGTATACTTATGCTGTTCTGTTGTAAGAATCATTGCTACTCGTGACCGCCGTGTATGGTG